ATGATTGTAAACCCCTAAAATGCATTTTTTGCATTTTTTTTAACAGTCAGAACTTGCGTCCCAAACGTAAGGGCAGAACTTATCCTTTGGACCAAAGATAACGACGTCGTCTTCACCGACTTCAGTAAAGACTCTTTCGTCATAAACTTTGTGGATGTAAGCTGGGCCTCCCCAGATACGATATGCACGAACATATTCATCTCCACGGAAACCTACATAGTGAACAACACGAGGAGTGGTACACATACTATTACTCCTATTAATGCTACTTGTATCGAACGCCAAAGGGAAGCCTGATTCATTACTTAGCCTCCGCCTTGATAGCATCGAACAAACTTTTTGGAATTACTCCAAGACCAATTTCACGACGAGGAGCGCAGTACTCCTCGTATGTTTCATATTCAATCGCTTCTTTTAGGTGGCCCATTATGCTACCTCCGCGATACAGTTAGGAACTTTGCCTTCACGATCTTGACCAAGAATGCCAGTGATTAAATCAGCACGCATTGTATCCATGTTAGTGGTACGGATTGAACCCCACTTCCAAAGACCATCAACATCGACTTCATTATAAAGCTGCTTATGACGAATGTCAGCATCTTTAGCGTCTACAAAAAACTCCTCAAACATATCGCCTTTTGCGTTTGTTGCTGTAACCATCCAGTTGTAAGTCATTGTAATCTCCTTCATTTGATATAACTATAGTACCATATCCTGAAGGGAATGTAAACAAAAAAGTTTTGTTTGAAAACAAATAATTGTGATTTTTTTTAGTTGTAGCCGAGGACTGCTACGTGCTCGAGTTCTTTTTCTCGTTCAGCCCAAAGTTTTTCGAAGGTTTCACTTGAATAAACTAATCTTTCGTGATTACCCCAAAGTCTTTTTAAGTATGAGTCTGAAATGCTCTGTACTGTTTCTTCATCGTAGTTCATGTTGATCAGGTGTCCTTTTACTGCATAGTGCAATTCATTAGCGAACTTATATTCTTTTTTGGTCATGGACAACCTCCTCTATAACTATATAGAACTATATATGCAACTAGAGTAATATTGTTACCGATAACATTAAAATTTATTTTCTTCTTCTTTTGTTTTATACTGCCACTCATCAGTATGACCGACTGACCACTTGGGTTCTGTCTCTACAGCATAGTTTTGAGTACAAACCTTAAAGTCTGGTCTCAGTAGTTTATCTGGTGTTAAGGAGCTATCTCGGAAGAGAACCCGGTTATTAGGCTGCGCAGCGAATTGACCATTGTCGAGTCTAATAACATTAAATGATTTGTGCTCAGGGTCGTGTTCTGAGAAGTTGGTGTCAATGATGGAAGTATCCCGGTGACAATTATCAATTGTGAATTCATATTGTCCAGCGTGCATATTTCTGTCTTTTCCAAAGAATTCGCATCTTGACAAGATTGGCTTTCTGACCACAGTGATGTCGTAGTCGAAGCAGTCCCATAGTTGAAGAACATCAAGAGGAAGAAGCTCACCATGATCAGTCTTCCAAACGAAAGCAGAGATTGGTAGTTTGTCATATAACGCGCCATAATCAGTTAATAGTGTTTCAAAATAAAGAGCCTTGGACTGCACGCTTTTCACGCTGATCCATATGCCGGGGGTGAATTCACCATGCCCATGTTCGAGGTCATAAAGATACTCCTTGCGAACATAGACATGGACTGGGGGAAGCGGGTGTACTAAGAATGCCATATGATTATATATTAATCGTTTAGCGGATTATCTAACGCCTCTTGTAGCTTCTCATGAATATCTGTATCAAGCTGTCTCATGTCTGCGTCGATACGATCTTCGGTTTCTCTCATAGTATTTCGTACGTCCTTTTCAGATTCACGTACTACTGCTTCAACCTCGCGAATAGATGCAGTTACATCTTTTTGAAGTTGATTCATTTCGTTACGCACACCTTCCAGTGTAGCTTCAATTGAGTTCTGTGAATCCTTTACTCTATCCTCGGATGCATCAGTCTTGTCCTCGAGTCTTTCAACTAGTTTTTCCATTTCTAATACATCTGCTCTAAGATCCGATTTAATATCACGAGTGTATTCAATTGCTTCTTCGATACGAAGCATTTGTTCGTCCATCTTTAGCATAACTTGAGCGTTTTCTGCTGCGATCGCATCTACGTCGATGTTCTGAACAATTTCTTTCATATCCATATAGTCTTTGTAAAACTCGAAGCCAGCCCATAGACCGCCTCCAAGTGTAGATAAAGCAGTAAGAACAGCAAACATCTTACCGCCTCTAAACGTAGTGCCAGCGAATTCAAACTCTGCCATTTTAGTTCCCTTCGTATTGTTGTCTTACCATCTCTCTGTGAGTGGCGTCTGATGCTCCGTTAAAGAACCTTGCGGCTGGATTATCGTGGTTCTTTTGTCCTTCATATATTTCTTTCGGTGCATAAAAATCAGCGTCTGTCATCTGTGGTTGTTGATACGCTCTAAAGTTTGGATTGAATCCAAGTAGAGCTGCTTGAGCATCTTCATCATCACTACCAGCTAATGCTGCTGCTACCAATTCATCTTCTTGGTCATTTGACATAGGCTCATTCAATTCTTCTTCTTGATTTGACTCTTCAGCCTGTTCTCTAACAATGTTCTGTTCTAGTTTAATTAAGTTCATAACAGCATCATTAATTGCATTATCTAAAGCGGCGATATCAAATGAATCAATGTCGAGTTGTATTTCTACTTCAACACTATTAGATGATGGGCTGCCGTCGGCATTAATCCCAGCAGATGAAAGTGATTGCTCCATCGCCTGCTGTTGAGAAGATTCTGCTTCTTGCATAGATTGTTCTGAGGATTGTTGAGATTGCTGTGCTATACTTTGAGCCTGAGCAACGTCTTGCTGTAAAGCGAGCTCAGTTGCAGACAATGTATTTTCAATTGTATTAGCGGCATCAGCAAGAGCAGCGGCTTCTGCATTTCTTGCCACCGACAATGCATCTACATTATTTTCTTTTTCTTCTCCAGAAGTTTCTATAACCTGTTCGTCAAAGGTTTCTTCCTCTTCTTCTAATGACTCTAATACCGCTAACTCATCTTCTGATAATGGAATAGATCCAGTAGATTCAATGATTACCAATTGTTTTATTGCTGGATCTTCTTCTGGAGCTTCGCCAATAAATCCAGGACAGGTAGGATCTACAATAGGAATGGCTTCGCATGGGTCTGGATCATATACAAAAATACTATAAATCGCAGCAGAACCAAATTCAGGCCCATAATAACCCGCCCAATAACCTGCATCATATGCTTCTACTTCTAATGTAATCGTATCGATCTTATCTCCCGTAATAAACGGATCGTACCAATGCATACCATACTTTTGCTCCCAATCGTAAATATAGTAAGAATAATCCCACTCGCGCTCGTCTAATACATTACCATCTTTATCTTTTACTGTTACAGTTACAATAAGTGGATCAGCAGAAGATTGATTTTGTTGAACAAAATAATTGGTATCAGCATTTTTAACTCGCCATTGCCAGCGATAACCAACAACAGTAATTCCTGCAACTTTAAGAGCCTCAGCTATAGCATCTTGGGTTTGAGCAATAACAGTCTGACCATAGCCAAATGTGTATGTTCCATCAATACCATTTGCGCATTGTCCACCCGATGTACCATTCCATTCTCTCGTTTGAACAAGTAAACAACCTGTAGTAGCTTCATAATCATTTGGAACAATAATTTGATCCATATAAGTTGTATCTTCTTCCACCCCAGTAAGATCGCTTGGTGAGCCATAAAGTGTACTCTGATCAATATCGTCTTGGGTCAGATTACCGTCGTAAGTATATTCTTGGCTAGAGGACGAGGAGGATAGCCAGAAGAATACCACCGACAGTAAGAGCAGTCGTTGTATCATTCTTTTCCTTTCCGTCATCTACTGGGATACGGTCTGGATCATTATCCCACAATGCTTGAGCAGTAGCACCAATTTCTCCTTTATAAGGACAAGGTGTACCAGCCATTTCCATAGCTTTATACACAGTTTCTTCTTGGCACATTAGAGCTACTGCAGCAACTTTCATCCCCATATTATAGAGAGTCTTTGCATTTTTAAGGCGTTCACAGTTAAGATCACGGATATGACCACCACCAGACACACCAAGTATCTGAGTTTGTACAGCTGCAGAATATGACACAGTACATGTATCATTTCCGCCTGATTGTATTGACGGCGCTATAGCTGAAGGTGGAGGCGAGATTACTTCTTGAGTGATATCACTTGTATTGTTATTGGTATTCGTATTTGTATTATTTGTGGTGCTATCAATCGTCGTGTTATTTGTATTGTTATTTGTATTTGTACTTGTCGACGTATTAATATTAGTGTTAGTATTGTTTGTAGTAATATTACTTGTTGAATTGATAGTCTGGTCAATCGTAGAATTAGTTGTTTGATTTACGGTTGAATTATTTGTATTTGTATTCGTGTTAGTCGACGTGGTCGTATTCGTGTTTGTATTATTATTCGTGTTTGTCGAAGTAATAGTACTTGTGTTCGTATTGGTATTATTATTCGTGTTCGTGCTAGTGATCGTACTTGTGTTAGTATTCGTGTTATCAGTAGTCACATTACTGGTTGTGGTATTGTTTGTGGTGCTATCCGTTTCAACATAACTCGTTGAGTCAAACAGGCCATCAGCGTCATTGGTAACTGTCTGCGATAGGGCAGTGGTCGCCATCATTACGAAGAATGCACCAAGTAGATGCTTCTTCATCTGAGTATCCTCTTCTTTCTAGAACTCGTTCAAAACTATTTATATTATGTAATTTGTTTTGATAATGACAATAATTTGTCAGTGTATAGGTGTCAAAAAATTGACAGTAAAAAGGAGGGCTAACCGTGGCCCTCCGCGTGCTTATTGAGTAGCAACCCTATTCGAAATTAGAACTTGAAAGAGATACCAACTTCTACGTCTGACATGTCTTCTAGCTCTAGGTCATAACCTGTTTCACCATAGACAGTAGCGTTCAAGCCACCCAAAGTCATACCGTACTCTGCACCGAAGTCAAGAGTTGGTAGTTCGTCGTTGTTCAATGTGAAGTCGTTGTTATATAGAACAAAGTCCATCTCTGCTGACAAACCAAAACCTGCCAAGTTGTAACCAACTTCTGGTGTCAATGTTGCAGTCATTGTTTCTGTGTCTACATTATAACGATTGTCAAGTTCTGCACCGATTGAGATGCCTGTTGCGCCTAGTTCAGCTGCTTCTGCTTCTGTTGCGCCACATGCTGCTAGTGCTAGTGCAGATACTGCTGCGATTGCTGCGAATTTCATTTTCTTATACCCTTAATGAAAGTTAAATAATTGTGCCACTTTTCTGTTGCTAAGCAAGTGGCCAGCTCCCTGTGTTTATGCTGCTAGAGCAAAACCAGAAGGTGCAAAGTTATCGTTTGCATTTATGTTTCGTAGACTCAAATACCAGTCGATCCTATTTCAGCCCCATCAGAAATTATCCGTGATTGCTTGTGGTGGAGCTGCGCGGTACTGCCCCGCGGTCCTGAATACCCTCTAACATCTACACGATTATTTAACCACATAACCCAGGGAAAGTAAATGGCTCTTGACGATTTTTTTAGACTGTGACATAATTATCACAAAGCCTTTATCGTCATAGGCCACGTACTTATTCTTGTACTTCGCTATCGTGAATGTAGAGTTGGATGAGGGCATAGTGCAGCACCTTCATCAGGTCTTTACGGGCGTCTGCATGACTACCCTTCTTACCATATCGCTGAGCGTACTTAAGTACGTTACCAATACAGAAGCCAGTGCCGTGGCCTCCATCAATAATAAACTCAGTTGCTTGAAACTTATCTTTTGCATAGTGCTGTCCGTAGGTTCCATCAATGTATTCTTTGAACTCGTCAATGAGCTCGCCTTCGTTAAACTTATAATCAATCATAGTGTAATCATTTAAGTCCAAAGTGAAAGTGCCTGATGATGTAAGGTCAACAGTCATGTTGCCATCATCATTTGATATTGTTGTGAATTCTACTACGTTCTCGTCTTTTTCCATATCCAAGTCTCCTCATTACGACCATACGTTCTTCTTCCGTATATCTGGTCCATTCTCTAATTTCATCTATCGTACGGCCGCAGCCTTTACATAGTCTAGTTTCTTTATCAATTTGACATATCTGTACACATGGTGATATGTACATCAGTCCCATCGTCCTGTCCAGGTGTAAAAGACATGAAGGCCAATAATCTTACTGACTTTCATTGATACGTCTTTTGCCCAGAAAGGGTTTACATAATTCGCATGGTAAAACGTAGCACCCTCAGAAGGATCTACTGTGTTACCAATCATAACGTCACGAGCAATAACCTGAGCTTGTTTCCAAGCTGCAGCTTCTTTTGGTGTATGATCGTCAACTGTCCAAGTCCAGCTGAACTGTTTGTTCTGATAGACAACATCACAAATTTTATCAGGGAAATACTCGTGTTTTACGCGATTCATTGTGACATGAGCGACAGCAATCTGACCCTCAATACGTTCGCTTCTTGCTTCGTGATACACGTTAAGTGCC